TCCCGTTGATATAATAAATAAGACCGTCAGCTTTGATCAGAATGCTTTTGATACAGACAAGTATAACAAGAATATGAAATACCTTAGAAGTGAACGTAATAATCTTCTGTTTGCTACCGACATAATTGTTCTCCCTGATCGTTGGGCATTGATGGACGACGCCACTAAGGCCGCTTGGGCGAATTATCGACAAGCCCTTCGTGACTTGCCAGCAAACACTGGTGATAATATCATTCTAGATGGTACTGATGCTTCGAGTTCAGATGCAGCTGATGATATAGTTATGGATGGATTTTCATCTTCAGAAGGAGATGGAGACAATCTTAGATTAGAAGGTCTTCCTGCTGTTCTAACTGTTGCTAATCCAGTTTGGCCGGATGTGCCTGAGTAACTGACCGTGATCACCCGAGTCGTAAAGTGAGAAAAGTTAAAATATATAATTTTTATTATAAGTGAGATTATTTTGCGAAACTTTGAATGTATATTAAGCTCTTTTGAAGAGATATATCCTATTTGGCATGATGAATTATGGCCGGGCCGAATCAGTAAAATTGAACCTATGAGTAGTTTATGTTGGCAACTACCCAATAAGATAGTTAAAGATGGTTCAATATTTGAAAAATATTCTCCAACATTCTGGGTTGTGAAGGATGATATAAAAATCATAGGAATTAATAGCGGGTTTAGAACCAGTGATAAGGTATATAGATCAAGAGGATTGTATATTGATCCTACATATCACAATCAAGAAATTTCTCAAATATTACTCAGACAAGCTATTCTACAAGGAAAAAAGGAGGAATGCCATTGGATATGGAGTATGTCCCGAAAATCATCTCTTTCAGCGTATCAAAAGGTTGGCTTTAAAAAAAGAGGTAAATGGTTGGATGAAGGTATAGAATTTGGACCTAATTGCTTATCTACCAGACAGATAATTTATAAATAGTAGAAAAAGGATTTAACAATTATGGCCATTCCAACAACTAAAGCTACTTTTAAGAATTATTGTTTGCGTGCTCTGGGTGATGGGGTTATTGATATTAATATTTCTGATGATCAAAGTGATGATCGTATAGATGAGGCGCTTCAATACTTTGCTCAGTATCATTATGATGGTATTGAAAAGGTGTATCTTAAACACTTAGTCACCTCTGCTGAAGTTACAAGAGCTCGGGCCAATACTTCTACGACAGGAACAGATACTGTTGATAACACTATTACAGCAACATGGAAAGAGGGTAATAATTTCATTCCACTTCCTAGCGCTGTTATTTCGGTAATACAGGTCTGGCCTTTAAGCGATACTGGTGCGGGCTCTAGTAACATGTTTGATGTGCGTTATCAGCTTCGCTTGAATGATATGTTTGATTTATCTTCAACATCCGTGATGCATTATCAAATGACAATGGATAATCTTGATCTTATAGAGCATATTCTTGTCGGTGAAACGCCTATCAGATTTAATCAACACCAAAACAGATTATATATTGACGCTGATTGGGAAAATGATTTTACTGCTGATGTAGATTATATTATCGCGGAATGCTATCGAAAACTTGATCCTTCTACATACGCAGATATATATGATGATATTTACCTTAAGCGATATGCTACTGCTCTAATTAAAAAACAGTGGGGCGCTAATCTTTCCAAGTTTAATGGAGTAACAATGTTGGGCGGCGTAACCATGAATGGAGAAACACTTTATACTCAAGCGCTAGAAGAGCAAAACAAGTTGGAAGAAGAGATTCACTTAGCGTTTGAGCTACCTGTTAATTATATGGTAGGATAATTCATGGCTGTAAATAAATATTTTCATACCAGCGGCGCTGCAGCAATTGCCTCGGAACAAAATCTATACAAAGATTTAGTTACTGAAGCAATTCAGATTTATGGTCATGATGTTTATTATTTGGATAAGACACTTGTTGCTGAAGATACCGTATGGGGGGAAGATTCTCTAGCTAAGTTTAATACCCAAGCACCTATAGAAATGTATATGGAAAATGCTGATGGTGGGTTCGCCGGCGAGCGGGAGTTAATGACTCAATTTGGGCTACAGAATCTAAGTGAAGCAACTTTCGTTGTTAGCAAATCTCGCTTTCAAGATAAGACAAAGCAAATTCAGATTGAAACTGGTACAGACTCAACATCGTCTGGTTCCATTTTATTGGAAGCAGGAAGTTTGTTTAAATACACAGATGCAGGTGATAATATATTAATGAACGGAACCGATGGCGTTTCCTCAAATGCTGGAGATGAAATTTTATTAGATAGAACGCATTCAGATGGAACTGATGCCGGTGATAAGGTTCTCTTGGACGGAACTGCTGTCAGCACTGATTTGAAATTAGAAGGAAGCACATTCTATATGATTTCCGAAACTGCCGCGACTGATTCTGATAGGCCGTTAGAGGGAGATGTGATATATCATCCAACTCTTGGAAAATTGTTTGAAGTTAACTTTGTGGATCACGATGAGCCTTTCTATCAATTAGATAACAATCCTGTATACAAAATGCATTGCCGCTTGTTTGAATACAGTTCAGAAGTTCTGGATACTGGTATTACTGCGATTGATGAGATAGAAGATGACTTGTCACGGCAGGCTCTCATTTATCAGTTTACGCTGGAACAATCCTCTGCGGTGAATGAAGATATTAGATTGGAGTCGGGAGTTGCTGATGCTGGACTTCTATTAGAAGAAACTGATGGAGATAATATTCTTGGTGAAAATGATTCCAGCTCTGTTGGTGAGAGTATCATACTTGAAAATGGTTCTTATCTCTTGAATGAGAAATATATAGTAGGAGATATGGATACAGATAAGACAGCACAAAATGAATTGTTTGATCTATTAGATGATACAATTTTAGATTTCTCAGAAAGAAATCCATTTGGTGATGCGGGGAGTCCGTAATGTTAATAATAATAAAGAGAAAAACCCTAGTTACTTTAAATATTCTTTACTGGATTCCAGATTATGAAAACATATTGCAGCAATTTATATGGCAAACAATGGATATTAAACCAAAATACCCACGGATACAAAGATTTTTGAATTATTGGTATAATAACATAGATGCCACAATAAGCGAAGTGGAAATATGCGATAGTGAAAGGAACATATTATGTTAGGAACTCAATTTTATAATGAAACTATTCGTAAGGTGGTTATAGCCTTTGGAACAATGTTTAATGATATACATCTGGTTCGTAAGGATAATAACGGCACAATTATACAGACAATGAAGGTGCCTCTGGCCTATGGCCCGCGCCAGAAATTTCTGGTGCGCCTGCGTGAAGATGCTGATTTAACCAAACAAGTTGCTGTGACACTTCCTAGAATTGGATTTGAGATCACGGGGTTAAGCTATGATCCCGCTCGTAAGCTAAATCGTGTTCAGAAGTTCAGAAAAGTAAAGGGCGGTAATAGTAAGCAGTTGGATACGCAGTATATGCCAGTTCCTTATAATGTTGATTTTGAACTATATGTTCTTTCAAAGCAATCTGATGATGCTTTACAAATCGTAGAACAAATCCTTCCATATTTCCAGCCTGATTATACTGTGACGATTAACGACAATATAGAAATGGGCACGAAAAGAGATGTTCCTGTTATTTTGAATAGTGTTACCTATGAAGATGATTATGAAGGTGATTTTACCTCCCGCCGTTCTATTATATACAGATTTAGTTTTACTACAAAGCTTTATCTTTATGGGCCTGTTACTTCTTCCAAGGTTATCAAAACGGTACAGGTGGATCAATATACAGACTTGCCAGACCAATCTCCAAAACGGGAGCAGAGATATACAGTTACACCAGACCCAGCATCAGCAGATGCTGGCGATGATTTTGGATTTAATGAAACAACTTCATTCTTCCAAGATGCTAAGGTGTATAATCCAGAAACAGATGAAGATGAGAGGGCACCAGCAGAAGGAACTGATTGATAATGAATAATAGAATTGATGAAGAGCTTGGTATTGTATCAAAAGCATTACAGAAGATTCCTTGGGAAGCAGACGAACAACCAGCAACAGCTAAAGTAATCTCTCCTTTGATTCCAGAAAATAATATTGATAGCGATATAGAGAAAGATTATGAATATCAGCGAGACAATTTTTACAATTTGGTTGAGAAAGGTTCGGCTGCAATTGATGGAATACTTGAACTCGCAAAAGAAAGCGAGCATCCAAGAACATACGAGGTTGCTGGAAATCTTATTAAACAAGTCGCGGAAGTTACCGAAAAATTAGGTGACTTGCAAGAAAAAATGCGAAGGCTTAAAGATGTTCCCAATACAGCACCAAAGAACGTAACAAATGCTCTTTTCGTTGGTTCAACAGCAGAACTTCAAAAGTTAATAAAAGGAAAATGATTTTATTTCTAATCCAATTTGGTAAAAACATAATGAGGAATGGAAGTTTTAAAAATGTCAAATGAGTATAATGTCTATAAGCGTAATCCTAATCTCAAGAAATCCAACATTCAGCAAGAATGGACAAAGGAAGAGGTTGAGGAATATACAAAATGTATGAAAGACCCGGTATACTTCATTGAAAATTATATAAAAATTGTATCTCTGGATGAAGGTCTTATTCCTTTTAGGTTGTATGATTTTCAAAAGGAAATGGTTGGAACCTTTCATAATAATCGTTTCACTATTGCTAAAATGCCAAGACAGAGTGGAAAATCAACTGTCATTATTGCTTATCTGCTTCATTATG